ATAAATAATAATATTATTATTATTACTCTCTCTATCTATATATGTTTGGTAAGATTTCTCCCGGCATGGCTACCGGAATCATCTTGCGAGAGCCATAAATTTTAGATGTTCCGCCGCCTCCTGGTGGTATAGGTATATATACGGGATGCTTACGAATCTTACCACACACGCACAAACCCTTTGACGGCAAGGCCTGGAGCAAGTAAGATGGCCTTACGAAACACACACAAACGCCGCAAATGTGGGGGAGAAACATGCAATACAAAGGTTATGAGTTCGAAGAAGTCGACGTGTCCGAGTGGATGCAGTACGACGCAGAAAAGCAGGCCGCGTACCATGAATGGCTGCAATCGATCACGTTCGGGGAGCCGGAAGGCAATCACCAGGCTGGCCGGGCCAACGAAGGCACGTTCAAAGGCAACCGCTCGAAGGAGATCCGGCGTATGTTCCTGGATGGCGGGCGACGTATCCAGATGACAGCAGATCAGTTCACGGAAAAATTCGGCGTGCATCCCGTCGATAACCACTTCCGCCGACCACTGCTAAAAATCCTTGAGCCTGGCGAGGTCTTGCGCGTGAGCCTGGGAGCCGGGTTAATCATCGTGTCCACTGAGTTCGATGATGGTGCGGGACGTGACCTGGAGGCCGATGCTTACAGGCAGCAGGGCGTTCACTCTGAACGGGAAAGGGTTTTATCGATCGTTGACGAAGTGATGCCAAAGGGCTTGCTGTACAACGGATACACAATGGCACTGAAAACCAGAATCAAAGGGGAAAAGGTATGAAACTCTATCAAGACCATTCCGACCCGGCGGCACCAATGAGCCTAAGTGATGCGCCAATCGACGCACAAGACGTTATCTCAGCCATTGCCAATGCATCGCAGGAAGAATTTCCAAGCGCCTTAGAATGCGTCACAGGTGACTTGCTTTTGATGGCATTTCTTCCAAATTCTGAGTAATACATCCAGCACGTTACCGAAACGGGCCAGGCAGTGACGCGACCGGAGTTCGTCGGAGCGCCCAACGTTCTTCAGATGATGCTTTACAGCGCAGCTAATATCGTTAGCCTGGACTATCCGCAATAGCACTTTTTGGTAAAACCCGGTCAGATGGATCTGGTATTATCACCACATCACCAACGAGAGGAGCATCAACCATGCCACGCTTTAACAGAACGCTTCAACTCCGCACCTTTGCCGGGCTTCAGATCCCGAAGGAGTCGACGAAGGCAGTGCCGGGCCGTGAATTCGGCGTGTACTTCCACTGGCAGGGCAAATGGCGCTTTACCGTCATTCGCGGCTTTTACGTCACCTGCGACGGCGTTGACATTGACGACCACAGCGGCGGGAACCAGGTTCACAACTTCAAATAGCACTTTTTGTTAAAACACGATCGGGGTGGCTTGCTATAGTAACCCCATCGAAACGAACAACGGAGCACCACAATGAAATCTCGCGAATACCTCAACACCCTTAATGGCCTCATCTACTGGCTGGAAGATGACGCAGTGATGATGCGCAAGCGCGAAGGCAAGATTGTGAAGAAGTCGAACATGACAGCGGCGATCTTCTTTGCGATGGTCGGCAACGATACACTTCTGCTTGTCGAGGCGGAGCCGGAGCAAAAGAGCATGACCATGAACGAATTCTCTAACTTCCTGGCTGGCATCGACAAGAGCACCACGACTGCAACCGCACAGACGGCAATCCAGGGCGGGGCCACCCACATTGCCATCGACGGTAACGGCGACGTCTTCGCATTCAAGATGCGCCCGCGCCACTGCCTGCCGAAAGATGATGACGCAAAGGATTACCTGGGCGAGTGGCTTCGCGGGTCGGAGCAGTACGGACACATTGCGCGAACAGTCTGTTTCCTGGGCAACACTGGCCGCGAGCATCGCAACTGGCGGGAACTCTGCTTCCAGATCCCACAGCAATAGCACTTTTTGTTAAAACGCAATCGGGGTGATGCGCTATCATTACCCCATCGAAACAGAGGAGCATAAACATGATCGGCAACCAAAACAACGCACTCAATGCAGCATTTCACCGTCGCGCGGTAGAGCAACACTTCCACGCGCTGAAGGTGGTGTGCAACGAGATGAATCTTATGCTTGACCTGCCGTCATGGGATGCTCAACTGGAAGATTACTATGATGGCCTGCGCGCTAAACGGGATGGCATCATTACCCGCCTGCGCCTGGCTGGTATGTTCTTATAGGAGAAACAAAAATGCAACAATTCGAATCTCGCGGCAAGACCTACAACCTGCCGGACACTGCTACCCACGCCGCACCTGGCGCATGCGTCGGCATGTACTTTAAGGATGGCGATAGCTGGTACTTCATGGGTGATGTGATTGGTGATGTACCGCCGAAGAAATGTGGTGTGCTCCTGGGCTTCTACGATCACGACGTGGTGGAGTTGAAACCAAAGCGCGTACCGTTCGCCTTCTGGAATAAAATCAAAGGGGCGCTTTTCAAATGAGCGATCCGAAACTGCAAACGGTATGCTACCGCGATTCGGATGGCGATGAATTTGTCGTGTCGCCGTTCAGTGGTGGCGCTGCTGGCGTAGAGCTTATGGCGACCCACGATAGCGGTTGCTGCGTATTTGACGACCCGAAGGTAATCCGCGATCTGGCTAACCAGTTGCTGGCCGTCGCCGATGCCGTAGAGAGCGCACAAGGAGCGGAAAAATGAACCAGTTCGAATATATGCATCGCGCACATAAAGCGCTTGCCATGTTCGCCCTTCACCTGGATATGAAAGTTATATCCGTGACCATTGAGGCCGGAAGCATTGAGATCTGCGGATTCGTTGGCGATTACTCATGCACCAGAACTTACACGTTCTCATCGCTCGCTTCCCTGGAGAGTCAGGCTTATGGCTTCTAACCGCAAATTCAGGATCGTTCGCGTGGCGACGTTTGACGCCTTCGGGCGTCCGGTGGAGTGGTATGCAGCACAGCGGCGTGTTGCCTTCTTCTGGTGGGTGACGGTCGAGCACTTCGGCCAGTTGACGCAGGCCCGCTACTGGCTCCATAAATCCGGCGCACCGCACCGCCCGGAACGGGTAATTAAGGTGGTTGAATAGCACGAATTGCTAAAACTCGATCGGGGTAGGCTGGTATAGTTACCCCATACCAACAAACGAGGCTATCACCATGAAATTACGTTGCACCGACTCCAACACTATCAACTATACCCCTGGCTTTGAGTACAGCGCGGAGCTGGGCGTTACCGTCCGCACCCCTCATGGCTCGATCGGCTGTGATGTGGTTCATGGTAACAACACCTGGTTCTTTTTCAACAAATCAACCCTCAACGCCGAACGCCGTAATGGCTCGGTTGTGGCAACCTTTAAGGTGATCGAATAATGACCAACGAAATCAAATCCGGCGGCAAGGTCGTTGCCACCATCACGCAGCGCCAGGCAATCGCGTTTCAGTTGCATATCCCAGGCGCTGAAGAACCCATCTACGTACCAGCATGGGCCAACACGGTTGCCATTGATGAAGATGGCTCGATTTGGGCTTATGAGTCGGTGGCCGAAGATGTGCGCATTGTCTGCGAGGAGCATAAGGCCTGGAGCGATTGGGGCAGGTTCGAAGCGAACATGCAGGAAATCGGAGAAATGCCCTGCGTACCTGACTGGACAGAAGCGAAAATCGACCTTCGCACCATGAAATAGCACTTTTTGGTAAACGCCCGGTCAACGGATCGGGCATAATTATCCCACACCAACAACGGAGATTTACCATGAAACACTTTATCAAAAACGCAGTCGTCGCCATCGTCGGCACCAACTTTGAGGGCAAGAAGGCCCGCATTCACCTGCTGCATGTGGGCAATGACGGCAAAATGCGTGGGGCGTTCTACTACGGCGAACGCGGCGAGATCTTGTACGATTCTAAATTCCTCTCCCGCCTTGTCTGCTTCCAGCCTGAAAAGGAGTTCGCGGAGTGGTCGCCGGAATACCTTTGCGAAGGGCTGGTGGTCGAATCGTTCGTTGCCGATCCGGTTAAGCTGACCTCGCGCGACTATAAGCGCATGGCCCGTAAGGCGCACAAACTCATGAAGCGCACGCCGAAAAGCCACGTGTGGCACATCTTCGCCAACCAACTGTGAGATCTGACGCGATGGAAACCGTAACAGTAATTTGCACTCATGCTGGCTACGGGCCACTGGCCCCGCTGTTCACCGTGGGCAAGGAGTATCAAGCCAGCTTCGGCCCCGCCCTGGATGAAGTCTGGATTTTGCAGGACGACAAGAAAACAACGGAGTTGGGCGAAAACTGGCTGGCGTGCCGCATGCCTGATGAGAAGATCGCGATGTTTCTTAACCGACCATATGAAAACAACGTTTTATTTGAGGTGAAACTATGAGCAAGAAAATGATTGCGCTGTATTGGGTTCTTTTCCTTGGTGGCCTGGTGGTCGCCAAAGAAGATGGCTGGCAAATGATCGGAATGATGATGGTTATCATCGGGGTAAGCCGCCTCTCTGAGATTAACGGCTTCCGCCGTGGTCGCCGGGCCGCATTCACTGGCGACAAAGAATAGCACTTTTTGTTAAACCTGCCGTAACGTCATTTGGTAAACCTGCCGTAACGTCATTTGGTAAAGTGGCGTTACTGAAGCGAAACAAACCAATCAGGAGTTACACCATGAATGACCACATCATCGACCTGTTAAGCATGCTGGCTGAGGATACCGTAGCCATCATCGAGCTTGAGGACGGCACCGAACTTCAGATCGAGGTTCCCAGCGTGCGATTCTGCGTATCCGGCGGCGAGCATTCCGAGCGCTCAACCGAAACGGATCTTGACTACGCGACCCACTTACTCTGCCTGAACGCGATCGAGGAGATCCGCTAATGAACACAATCAAACTCATGGTTGTAAATGTGTCACGCGAGCGCGATCGCCAGCTAATCGGCTGTGTATTCGATGCCGTCAAGGTGCACGAACCACTAGGTACGGTGCACGTAATCCAGGGCGGATACCTTAACGAATTTATCGTCAATCCGCTGGATACTGACGAAGATTTGACCATCCGTGTTGCTGGCGAGCCGGAAGACGTGCTTTTCCACCTGCGGAAAGTATCGAAGGCATCGCAGCGCAAGTTGCTGGTTCGTGCGCTAAAACTTCAAGCGCGCGATCGTGGTTGGACTAACTCATATATACGCAAGTTTGGCGAGTTCTCTGGCGTCGGAGATTGGGCGAGAGCTTGGGCTAACTGGTACTTCGATAAAGACGGGAAATTTTCCGCCACTTATATGGATGGATGGCACGGAACCGATCATGACCCGGCTAGCGGGTACGAATGGCAAGAATTTATCGAGTTTGAGTTTGATGCGTTCTAATAGCACGAATTGCTAAAACCGCCGTCCGGTGATGGTGCATACTATCCCCACACTAACCAAAGAGGAAAAATCATGAGCACCTACAAATTCATCCTGACCCCGAACGCCGATTCTCCCGCTGGCGTGGGCGCGAAATTCACCAAAGGCAAGCGCTATGAGGCCGAGCCTTTCACCAAATACACCGGGGATTCACTGTACAAAATCACCGATGACGAAGGCAACATGTACGCGGTCAACCCGCGCAACTCGCACTACATCGGCGGCGGTCAGTTCAGCATCGAGTTGCAAATCAACAACTGTTTCGCTGGTGGCGAACTATCCTTCGGCGGGTTAGTGGGCGGCTCGATGCAATATCCCATCCACACTTCGGCGTCAATGTTCGGCGGCATCACCTCCACTGAGTCGCCCCTGTTCTTTGCCGACCTGAAGGCCCACGAACGCGATAAAGATCAGGATCTGGAAGCCCTGGCCGAGCGCGTGCTGAACATGTTCGGGCGGGATGAGTCGCGGGGCGTTGCACGTGGATTTAAGATCGGCGCTGAAAAATCCGCGCACTTCAAAGAGGGAGTGAAGTCGGCAAGCGATGCAGTTGCAGCCCTGGGCATGCTGTCACGGTCGATGATCGTGAAACCGGACGGCGCGAAAGAAGCCTCGCTCGCTGACAGGGTTAAAGAGCTTGAGTCAGAGCTTAACGCCGCCCACAATACGATCGAGAAAATCCGCGAAGCCATGCGCACGCCGGAAGGTGATGACGCGCAGACCCATGCGAAAGTTCTCCGCCAGATGGCTGACGCCCTGGTTAGTTTGTGGCGCGACGGCAAATAGCACTTTTTGCCAAAACTTCCGCAAGGCCATTTGATATAGTGGCCTTATTGAAGCGAACCAATCAGGAGCTAAACAAATGAGCATTCCGTATCCGACCAAAGACAAATCATTCCTGGGCCTGGCAGTTGTTGAGATTGTCAACCCGGACGTTACCAACTCCCCGGATGAGCCTACCCTTGCGCAGTGGGCCGGATTCAAAGCAGGTGATCGACTGACCGTCGAATGCTATAGCGACGGCGAGAAGTGGGCGCAGGTAGGGCGCGACTACCACACCGAAGAATTCGGCCAGGTTCTCCCTACCGACTGGTTCAAACTTAACGAAGGCGAATATAAGGTGATCGAAGAATGAACAACAAAATTTGGGTGCTGACCTACACTATCGGGACTAACGAGGGGCGCAAATCGCGCCGCCTCACCTGCGACACGAAAGCGCAGGCGGAAATGCAGCAGGCCGTGCTGGGCGGCGAGGTGGTCGAATACATCCGCCAGCCGGAATCATTCCAGGTCAATTGGCCTGAGAAGATGGATGTTGACGCCGTGCTGCATGAAATGCGCCAGGTGCAAAACGACCAGGCGGCGTGGAAAGACCTGTACCTTTGCGGCGACGCTGAGTCAGTACGTGATCCCTTCCGCTTTGTCCGGCAGGCGCATGCGGAATGGTCGGATCTCCAGTTCGGAAACGTTGGCCCGGTAGGCCCGCTGAAACACCTGGCTAAAGAGGCCAACGAAGCCGCCGAAGCGCCGGATGACATTAGCGAGTTCGCCGATATCATCATGCTGGTGTGGGACGCAACCCGCCGCGCAGGAATCACCGATGAGCAGTTGGCAATGGCGGTGGCGGAAAAGCTGGAGCGGAATAAACGCCGCAAGTGGGGAGTCGTTAAAGATGGCGAGCCGTGCCACCACTTGAAAAATTAACGAATTCGTATACCATTTAAAGCGCCTGTAAGCGATTCTGACGGGCGCAAATTTCATTAAGGTGATTCTATGTCTGAGTTCTCAAAAGTCGAAGATATGCCGATTGGCGCAACGGTAACGGGTATCCAGATGAGTGAGTCGGTCGATACTATTACTCCGCTGGCCTTTCCAGTTACACAGGTCGAAACCGACAGCAAGAAAGGTTTCATTTTCATCTACAAAAATTTCAACGCCCCTCTGCGTGTCGAGATCTTCATTGCTCGCGGAACTTGGGTCGAATGGGAGAGGGCTTAAATGTTCGGACTGAATGAGGCGCAGTACAACGCTGTGAAACGCGTGGCGAAACGCATGACGGCGGAAACCAAAGACGCCATACGGAAAGACAAAAAGACTTACGATCAGGTTGCCGCCCGGATGATCGATAAGCATTGGGCTGAAGTCAACACGCTGTTAACTCGCGGTCAGTTTATCTGGCTGGCTGGCTATCTCGAAGGCCGTTTCGGTCGCCGTGATGGCGAGTATGAGTAAAAAATAAGCGAACGAATCAACCGCCTATTGACGCATTCACGCTGACCGGGTATCGTTAAAAGCGTAGACACAAGAGGCGGTAAACATCCGCAAGTCTCGCCCCGCTTTGGGGCTTTTATTTGAGGGGTGATGATGCAGTATAAGGTCATACTCACAGCAAGGAAAATGGGCGGCTTTTGCAAGTCCTGCATTCAAGAGTTCAGCATGACGATTGAAGCGAACGATACCGCCGACGCGGTGGAGAAAGCAAAAAAGCAATCCGGCGTCAATCTGGATACGCATAAAATCAACATAAACTACATAAGGGAAGTTAATCAATGTTAACTCTGATTATTGCATTGTTAATGCTGTTCATAGGCTATCACGTTGGCGCGGCTCATCTTGTCGAGCGCCTTTCAAAGCGGGTACATGAAGGCACATTTGCGGCCATGATGTACAATAAGAAAACGGCGCGTTGGGAAAAAATTGGCGATCCGGATGGTATCGCAAAACGAATTGCGTTTTCGCCGCTCCCGTATGTTGACTGTGAGCCTTTTGCATCACTTCAGAAAACACTGAAGCGGCGTAACAAACTGATATGAACATAACCCGCTTCGGCGGGTTTTTTTGTTCCTGCAATCTGGTATACTCGCAACTCAACACAGAAGGAGGATTAACAATGTCTGAAGAACGCAAAAAACGCGTAACGAAATCGCACTTCGAAGGCAATTTCAAGGCGCTATACGAAAAAGATTTTGGCGTAGTGCTGGGGCGAACCTCCGAAATGACGCCACAACAATTCTTCGAAATCGCGAAGGGTTATTTCCAGTGGGCTGAAGAAAACGCCATCAAGGCTGCGGAAACCGCCACTTTCCAGGGCGACGTTAACGAGTGGGGCGTGAACAAGCCGCGCATTTTCACGATCACAGGGTTAAGCCTGTTTTGCGGCGTGAACCAGTCAACTCTTGTACGCTATCGCCACGACCCTAACTATGCCCCGGTCATGGAGTTTATCGACTCTGTAATCTATGAGCAGAAATTCCAGCTTGCTGCCGTCGGCATGATTAACGCTTCGTTCGTCGGTAAGGAAATGGGGATCGATAAGCCCGCTGTTCTCAACATTGACGCCGTAGCTGGCAACAAGAACGAGATCACCGATGAAGTATTGGAGAAGGCTGTTAGTAACATTCTGGACAAGATTTAAGGGCCGATCATGAATGACGAAATGATTATTTGGGAAGACCTGAAGCCAGCCGATAAGCTGGCAATCAAGGCATTGAGTACGCGCAACTTTTCGCTATTCCTGAAGATCTGGTTTCAGATTATCCAGGGCGAAAAGCTGATGTGGAACTGGCATCACTCCTACTTTTGCCACACGGTAGATGAAATCATCGCCGGGAAGCGCAAAAGCACGATCGTAAACGTTGCGCCTGGTTCGACGAAAACCGAAGCGTTTTCTATCCACCTCGCGCCGTATGCGTATCTTAAGTGCCGGAAGGTTCGCAACCTTCAGATCTCGCAGGGTGACGCGCTTTCGAAAGGCAACTCCGACCGCGTAATCAAGATCTTTTCATCGGGAGAATGGCAGGAGCTATGGCCCTCGAAATTCGGGCGGAAGCAGATCGACGAATTCCAGGTTTTGGATGACAACGATCGCGTAAGGCTGGAAATGGTGTCCCGTTCGTCTGGTGGTCAGATCGTCGGTAAGCGTGGCGGGTACATGACGCCGGGTTTCAGCGGCCTAATCGCGCTGGATGATATCGACAAGCCTGATGATATGTTCTCAAAGGTGAAGCGCGAAAAGAGCCACATCTTGCTGAAGAACACCATTCGATCCCGTCGTGCGAAGAAGAAACAAGGCGACGAAACGCCGATCCTGTCCGTACAGCAGCGGCTGCATGCACAGGATTCCACCTGGTTCATGATGAGCGGCGGGATGGCTATCGAATTCGATCGCATTGTTATTCCGGCGATGGTAACGAGGGAATACGGCGAATCGCTCCCTGACTGGTTGCGTCCTGAGTTCGAACGCGACGTGTTATCCGGGCCGTCGGTGGTCATTGATGGTGTCGAATACTGGTCATTTTGGGAGGACAACGAATCGATCGAGAACCTAGTTGCCTTGCGCGATGCCGATCTTTATACATTCCTTTCGCAGTATCAGCAGGAGCCGATCGCATTGGGCGGCAACGTGTTTAAGTCGGAATGGTGGCGCTATTACGGCGACAGCGAAAAGGCGCATGAGCCGCGCCCGGACAAGTTCGAATACACCTTCATTACAGCGGATACGGCGCAGAAGACGAACGAACTAAACGACTATTCCGTGCTGTGCTATTGGGGCAAGTACCGCGATCGCGTCTACTTCATTGATGGAATTCGTGGCAAGTGGGAAGCGCCGGATTTGCGCGTGCAGGCTGAGGCATTCATTAAGCAGTGCTGGCGCAGAAACAAGGAATGCGGGAATCTGCGAAAGATTTACATCGAAGACAAGGCGAGCGGTACGGGTCTAATCCAGGATCTGACCAAAGCAGTAAATGTCATGGGTGAGATCGTCCCGGTTCAGCGTGACAAAGATAAGGTGACTCGCGCGATGGATGCGCAGCCAATTATCAAGGGTGGCCGCGTCGTACTGCCGGACAGCCATCCGTTCATTGCGGAGCTTGTGGCGGAAATGAGCGCGTTTACCTATGACGATTCACATCCACACGATGACATTTGCGACAACGTATTTGACGCCGCGAACCTGGAAATGAACCTGAGCGATGACCCGGTAGAGCGAATGAAACGCCTTGCGGGATTGAAAAAGCTGGGTCGCTAATACATAATGTGGGCTTAACGGCCCACAAATCACACAAGGTTAAAATATGAAAGCTATCAAGATGGATGACTACAATCAGATCTTCAATGGTGGCGCGGGGTACGCGTCAACCACGGCGATGATTGCGAGCGCGTTCGGGAATATGTCGCAAGTCGAGGAGTTCTATCACAATAACGGACTGGCGAAAAAGATTGTTGACGTAATCCCGGAAGAAATGGTGTCGCCCGGCTTCCAGCTTAACGGCGTCTCCGATAACACGAAATTCCAGTCAGAGTGGGACGGTCTTAAACTTGAGCCGCAAATCACCGATGCCCTCTGCTGGGCGCGCCTGTATGGTGGCTCTTACGTCCTGGCGATGGTTAACGATGGCCGCATGCTGACTTCAGCAGCGAAGCGCGGTAAGCCACTGGAATCAATTGTCGTTTACGACTACGATTCGGTGTCCGTAGCGGAGGAGGAGAAGAGCCCGCGAAGCCCACGATTCGGCAAGCCTAAAATGTACACCGTCAAGCCGCTAAACGGCGGAAGCGACTTTAACGTGCATTATACCCGCATGCACTACATCGACGGCGAGCGCGTAACCAACAAAGTGCGGAAACTCAACAAGGGCGCTGGCGGCACGGTGCTGAACAAGTCGATGATTGAAGCGATTCTTGATTACGATCATTCGGAGTACCTCGCAACGCAGTTGCTGAAGCGTAAGCAGCAGGGCGTGTGGAAGGCCAAAGGTCTTGCTCTAATCTGCGACGACAAGGAGGGCGAATACGCGGCCCGGTTGCGCATGGCCCAGGTTGACGCGAATTCCGGTGTTGGTAACACGATCGGCATTGATGCGGACGACGAAGAATACACCGTGATTAACTCTGATATTTCAGGCATCCCGGAATTCTTGTCCGCCAAAATGGATCGGATTGTCGCGCTGTCAGGCATTCATGAGATCGTACTGAAGAACAAAAACACAGGTGGCGTTAGTGCCAGCCAAAACACTGCGTTGCAGACGTTTTATAAGCTGGTGGATCGCAAGCGCAACGACGACTACAAACCGCTGTTAGAATTCCTGCTACAATTCATCGTCACTGAGGAAGACTTCAGCGTAGAGTTCGAGCCGCTGTCACTGCCGACCGATTCAGAGAAGGCTGACATCTTTAAGAAAAACGCCGAAGCGGTACAAGGACTGGTTACGGATCAGGTCATTGACGCGAACGAAGCGCGCGATACCCTATCCGCGATGGTTCCCGAACTGAAACTAAAGGGCAATGCGCCGGAACAGAAGCAGCTACCGGATCGCACGTCAGGGTCAGGCAAGACCAAAACGCAAAGCACGCAGATCCTGAACAACACCGAGGAGGGCGGCGATGAAAGTTAACGGCAGAATTCCAAACTGGCGTTATCCTGAAGCAAGCGAGCGGGATTTATCCCGCTTGATGCAGGACGCGACAACCGATCTGGTCGTGGAAATGCGGGATCGGGTAGACCGCCTGAAGTTCGACGCCACGGCGGAGGAAATCAACGAGGCGGAAGACGATATCAACGAGGCGGCGATCGCGTTCTTTGCTGCCGTCATTGCGGCGCTGGCTTCCATTGGTCTGACTATCTATCGCTTCAACTCTAAGCAGTGGCTGGTTATTGCGCTGGCGGCTGGCGGGCGCGATAATGAAGCGGTCATGATGCTGAAGGAGTTCGGCGCTGGTGGTTATGAGCAGTGGTATCAGCAGGTTCTGAAGAAATGGCAGGACACCGCAAAGGCATCAATCCAGAAGTTAACAGCCGATATCGTCGCTGACTGGACAACGAAAGTTCGAACCGCCAACAACATCGGTAAGACTCGCGAACAGATCGATGAAATCATCGAGGGTCGATACGCCATTTATGGCAGTTGGTCGCGCAACCGGGCGAGCGGCATTATCGGAAGTTTTAACAGTATGTTGATGATGCAGCGACTAAAAGATGCTAAAGTATCGCATTACTTTTGGTTAGGCATGATGGACGACCGCGAACGCGAAAGCCACATCAAACTAGAAGGTAAGCGACGCCGCGTAAACGGTGACGGCATTTTTCCAGGCGAGGAGTACGGTTGCCGTTGCTGGGCGGTTCCCGATTTTAATAACGTAGAGGAATTACAATGAAAAGAGTTCAAAGATTCGATACGGTAAAGGTGAAGGCCCGCTTTGATGAAAACGGCTTTCTGGTCGATACCCCGATCGTTGCGCGTATCGGCGCACAGACCTACCAGACCCCGAACGGCCAGCGCGTTGAGTTTCGCCCGCGCTCCGAGGTGTTCGATGCTGAATCGCTGGCGTCATACCAGGGAAAGCCAATTACTTTGGGTCACAAGATGGTCAACGCCAAAAACGCGAAAGGGCTGGTGGTCGGATCCTGTTCCGGCGCTGGCAAAGAGGACGGGATCGGGGTTTTGGTTCCGGTGATGATTTACGACGGGGAGTCGATCGAGCAGGCGAAAAAGCGCGTGGCGGCTGAATTGTCCGTTGGGTACACCTCGATCGATATCGACAAAAAAGGCTGGGGCAACAACGCGACGGGCGAATACTACTTCGATGAAGACCTACCGGAAAACTTCGAAGAACTGAAAAACGATTCCGTCTCTGATTGGGTTCGCTTTGATGCCGTGCAAACGAAGATTCGCGTTAACCATGTGGCGCTTGTTTTTCGCGGGCGTGCAGGAATTGCGAAATTAAATCTTGATAGTGAGCAAGAATTTCCCTATGATGACGACTCAAACCACAAAGGAGCTAAAACGATGATTATCAAAATTGACGGCGTAGACGTCGAAGTAGCCGATAACGTAGGCGCACATATTGCTAAACTGGACGCACAGATCGCAACCGCAACCAGTCAGGTAACGAGCATCACCGCAGAACGCGACGCACTTCAAACCAAAGTTGATGGCATTGAAGATGAAGTGGCGGCACGTGTTGCCAAAATCAAAGCCGACGAAGACGCGAAGCAGAAAGTTGTCGCGATTGTCTCCGCCGCTGGCATCAAGTGCGACGGCCTGGACGTTAAAGCGATGAAAGTTGCTTACATCAAAGAAGCGGATGGCCGCGACTTGTCAGATAAAGAAGATTCGTATATCGACGCTTCTTTTGACTTTATCTCCAATTCTGATAAGATGGCAAGCAATCGCTCTAAAGTCTTCGCCAAAAAAGAAGATGGTGAGCAGGAAGACAAGAAAGGCGCGCCGAAACTCGACGGTTCTAACATCATCGACCCGCAAGCCAAATTCCGTAACTAATACCGTGCGGCCTTCGGGCCGCTACAAAATCCAAATCAAGGAGATTTAATCATGGCAATTCCTGCAACCTATACCCGCAAGCGCGATATTTGCATTCCGGGCCAGATCGCGGATACTTCGCTGTACAACATCGACGGCACTTGTGCCGCAGCAAATGACATTTTGACTGGCGTTCTGGTCGCGTTATCCGGTGGCGTTGTTGATGGTCATAAAGTGGTCGATACCGCTAAAACTGCTAATGCTGTTCCGGTGGGTGTAACCACTCATTCCCATTACCAATCGCCGGAATTCAAATACGACAAATTTTCCGCCGTAAACGTTATGACGCATGGCCGCGTGTGGTGTCGCGCTGCATCTACCGTAACCGCAGAAGATTGCGCGTTTAAATCGCTGGTAACTTTCGGCGCTGATGGCACCGTGGCAAAAGGCGATGCTGGCCTAATCAAAACCGGGTACACTCACACTGGCGAGTGGTTCAAAAACAAAGATGGCGTAGTCCTGGTGAAAATCCAGTTAACGCAGGACGCAACCGCGCCAGCCGCCCCCGCTACTGGCGGGGCGTAAAAATAGGGGCTTCGGCCCCTTTTTCATACGTTAAAAAAACCTTTGACCGTTTAGCGATTCGTGCTATTCTTCATCTCGTTAAGTCAAAACACACAAACAGGAGTTTCAAATGACTATGAAATTAGATGCATTCGAGCAGAATGCAATCAAGGTTGCAATGCAGGGTATGGGCATCGACGCTAACAAACTCGATGCGCACGGTATCTGGACTGTCAATCAGCTTACCCAACTCTTAAATCGCCAGTACGAACAGGCTTACCCGCAAACTGGTGTGCTGGAGCTTTTCCCGGTTACTACCGAACTGAGTCCGGTAACGAAAAACTTTGAATGGATGGAGTTTGACGGCGTGACCTCTGCGAAAATCATCGCGGATTATACCGACGACCTGCCGACCGTTGAAGCGATGGCGTCCGAGAAAACTGGCAAAGTGTTCCGCCTGGGTAACGCGTGGTTTATCTCCATCGACGAAATCAAAGCAGGTCAGGCGCTGGGTTCCAGCCTGAGCGATCGCAAAGCGTCCCTTGCTCGCGAAGGTCATGAAACCCTTGTTAACGATCTGGTGTTCAAAGGTTCCGCGCCGCACAACATCGTTAGCGTGTTCGATCAGCCGAACATTAACCGTCTGACCTCCGCAAGCTGGACTACGCCGGAAATCGCATTCAGCGAGTTGCAGGATCTGATCGAGACGATCGAAGATGTAACGCTGGGCCGTCACCATGTTACCAACATCGTGATCCCACCGTCCAAGCGCCGCCTGCTGACGCAGAAAATGCCGGACGTTACGGAAAGTTACCTCGCGTGGTTCAAAGAGAACTACCCGAATGTCACCATCACCGCGATTGCGGAACTGGAAGATATCGACGGCTCAGGTACTAAAGGCGTGCTGGCATACGAAAAAGATCCGATGAATATGTCGATCGAGATCCCGGAACGCTTCAACATGCTGCCGATGCAGCCGAAAGACCTGCATTTCAAAGTGCCTTGCACCTCCAAATGCACTGGCCTCATCGTGTATCGTCCGCTGACCATCGCCATTCTTTCTGGCGTGTAATTAGAATGGCCCTTCGGGGCCATTTTTTATTGTTGCGAAAAACCTTTCATTGTGTTTAAATCAAACCTCACCAAAACAGGAGAGATATAAAATGGCTAAAAAAGATACTGCTACCATCGAACCGGAAATCAACGAAAAGCCGGAAACCTCACAGCCGGAAACCGCGAAGCCGGATATGGTAACAATGGAAAACGTGGGCGCTTGCCTGATTAAGTTCGACGGCAAGAAAGTGCTACCGGGCGAAACCTTCGAGATCGAAGAGTCTCAAGTTGACCGCTTCCGCCACGATATCTTCAAAGGCCGCGTAGAATTCCACGATGATATTCGCCGCACTCGCGACTACATCGCAGCAGTGAAAGCGAAAGCAAAAACCATCGTGCAGCCTACGAGCGCCGAATAAAAAAACCAACAAGGGCGCTACGGCGTCCTTTTTCATATCTGGAGAAAGACCATGAATTACACGATTCAAGATGTGATCGACAAAATGCGCAGCCTCGCTCCGCCGCTTAAAGAAGTACCGGAAGAACTGTTAACCGCGTGGGTGGTGCTGGCTGAGGAATTCGTATGCGCCTCTAAGTTCGGCGACTCGATCATTACGGCGCTGGCGCTGATGACCATGCATCTGATGTTTCTGGACGGCGCGATGAAGCAGGAAGGCGAAAGCGTGGAATCATACTCGCAGCGTGTAGCGTCATTCACCCTGACAGGGGAGTTTTCCCAAACGTTCGATCGCGTGTCTTCGGCTAGTGATAACGAAATGCTATCAACGCCGTGGGGTAAAATGTACTGGCGCATGCTGAAAATGCGCGGCGGCGGCTTCGGCCTTATGACCGCTGGCGGTCTTCATCGTTGCGGCATGGGAGGTTAAACACCATGAACTACAAAGCAATTCAGGCCCGCGCGAGTGCGGGCATTAAGTTTTTCAGCGATGCCGATGGCGTATTCAACAAGTACACCAAAGGATCTGGCGGCGGCATCGACCCCGAAACCGGGGAGGATATCATCCCCGGCGAGGTTGTGACCACAATCAAAGGTGCGGTGCGGGATATCAAAGATCGCGATATCAACGGCGAAACTATCCTCGCTGGCGACAAGCGCGGCTTCTTCACTCACGACGTACCAATCATGGAAGGTGACGAAATCGACGTTGACGGCGAGCGCTACCGCGTAGTGAATGCCCGCCCGGTGAAACCAACGGGAACCGTCGTTGCTTACCGTCCAGTTTTGCGAAGGGTGGCGACTTATGGCTAATTACACCATCCGTGAATTCACTGGTGCGATTGATGCATGGTGCAAGGCGGCTGGTGACGCGCTGGAGGACGTTGTACGCATGACGTGCGAGGATATCCTAAAGGATCTTGTGATGCGCTCTCCGGTCGATACAGGCCGCTTCCGTGGTAACTGGCAAATTACTTTTAATCGCGCTCCTCTTTACGCAATCAACGCATACGACCAGACCGGGACGAAGACTATCCAGAACGGTAACGCGAACATTGCGCTGTTCACAAAGGGAGCCGGGATTACTTCGATCTGGTTCAGTAACATGCTAATCTATGCTAACGCGCTCGAATACGGACACTCAAAACAAGCGCCGAATGGCGTTATGGGAGTAGTCGCGATCCGATTAGGCGTATATGTGACTGAAGCAATCAAACGAGCGAGGGCGAAAAATGCACTATGATATTGCGTTAAAATGCAAGGCAGCGGCGGCTAAATTTGCCTCCGATAACGGGATTAAGATCGCGAGCGATAACGTTGACTTTACGCCGCCAGCCAACGGCGACACGTATCTTAAATTTTCATACGTCGAAGCGGATTCCCGATCTGTTAGCCTCTCCAGGGAGTGTCGCGTTTACCTGGGGCTGGCTCAGGTCGATGTGATCTTTAAACCCGGAACTGGCACCGATGCCGCAAGGTTAATCGCGCAAAACGTTGCAAAATATTTCCCTGAAGGTAAAATCTTAGGCGACGATAAATTAGATCTTTACGTAAGCGAGTGGGCTGAGGTTCATGGGGTTCAGAAGGCGCAAACCGGGTGGTTCTTCCCCGTTCGCTTTACGGTAAGATGTGAACAAACGGAGGCGAACGGGTATGCACTTACCTAACGGGAGTAAGATTTTTATTGAATCAAGCAGCAGTTAATGAAATGCGGGTTGTGACGCTACGCATGTCTGTACGAGGCGCTTATAATTTCTTGCCATCCAGCTAACTAGCGGGCATAATGGCGTTGTTAAACTTTCATCAAAACAGGAGTATTCAACATGCATTTACCAAACGGTGCAAAGGTCTTCTTTGAGAAGACTCGCGGTGCGGAGGTTCCGTTCACCGCAATGACAAACGACGTGAAAAACCCCGAAATCACGGTGACAGATGATGAGCTCGACGTTAACGATATCGTGATCTTTACCGATTGCACCTGGAGCGACATTGTAAATAAAGTTGCTCGCGTCAAGTCGGTATCGGCTGGTGTGGCAACTCTGGAAGAGTTCGACACCTCAGACACCAACAAATACCCTACGGCTGCAACCGGAAGCGTGAGCGTAGTCACTGACTGGATCGAGTTGCCTTGTATTCAGGATTTGGGTAAAGACGGCAACGAGCAGCAGTATTATAACTACCAGTGCCTGAGCGATGAGCGCGAACAGTCCGAGCCTACCTATAAGTCGGCGGTGACGCTTAACTACACGTTTGCGCACGAGTACGATAACGCAATCTACCCGGTGCTGCGTTCAGCAGACGCCAGCAAAGAGGCGAAAGCGATGTACATGTACGTCCCGCGAGCATCCGAGGTTCGTTATTGGTCTGGCACTGCATCATTCGATGACATTCCGACTACGGCTGTCAACGAGATGGAGACGGTAACGCTTGATGTTGCGCTTAAAGGTTCGCACGTTTTCTTGCCTGTAACCAACGCTTAATTAACTGGCGGGGCTTGTGCCTCGCCTTTTTTTTGTGCATAATAGCAATCAACATATACCAATCAGGAGATTACAAAATGGCTAAGTTTAAAATTCGTATTGGCGGCGAACTTCCCTCCTTCAAACTTCCGGTAACTTTCACTTGCCCCGATGGCAAAGACGCAACCATCAACATGACGGTAAAACATCACTCCACCGATGAAATGAAGGAGTTTTATAAAAGCGAAGAAAAAGCGCCGAAAGGTAACGTGGATTTTATCCGCTTCATGGCCGAAGGCTGGGATCTGGACGAAGAATTTACGGATGAAAACATTTCCTGGCTGTGCTCGCATTACCCTTCCTTTGTCATGGCATTGCCTCAAACGTACATGGCCGCGCTTGCCGGGCATCGTGCAAAAGTCTAAGGCGGGCTGTTTATCTAACGCTTCAGCCTGAGTTAACCGATCGCCAGCTTGCTGAGTATGGTTTACGGCGATCGGATTACGAGGCTGATTTAGAGGAAATTTTCTTCGATGAGCAGACCGCCCAAAGTTGGCAACTATTCCAGGCCATGCAAACGCAATGGCGCATTGGGATGAATGGCCCAACTGGGCTGGACTATAATACATTGCCTATGTTCTTTGAATTGTATAAAATCGACAATCGAGAAGCGGCATTGCTTGACTTGCAGATCCTGGAGGGTGAATACCTCAAACAGATCTACAAAAAATCACAATAAGCGCCTACGGGCGCTTTTTTCATATGGGGGCTAACATGGCTGATAAAGTAGCTGGCTTGACGTTCGGCGTTGACGTGTCGCAGGTTGACAGAGCGGTGCGATCACTTGCCGAACTAAAGAACCAAAGCCAAAAAACCGGGGCGGGTCTTCAGTCGCTGGCGGACGCTGAGAAGCGCGCGACGGCGCAGACTGAGGAAATGAACCGCGCGTTGCAGAACCAAAAGAAAACCACGGAAAAGGCCAAGACCAATTTCAACAACATCGCGGGCGCTATCGATCCCACGATCGCAAAAATGGCTAACTTGCGCAAGGCTTCGGAAGAACTGGATAAGGCCTGGCAATTGGGCCTTGTGCCAGATAAGGAATTCTTCCGCCTGGGTGCTGTCATTGAGTCGACCACCAACAAGCTGAGACAGCAGCAGTTGGCGCTAACCGAAGAAGGCCGCGCGGCAATCGCTGAGGCTGAGGCGAAGCAGAAGGCGACCAACGCCGGGCGTGATTTTGTCGCCAGTCTGAAACAGCAAGCAGACTCGATCGGCAAGACTCGCGCCGAACTGCTGGAAATGAAGGCGGCACAATTAGGCGTTTCAACTGAAGCGGCACCGTTCATTAACTCGCTGAAGCAGCAAGAGCAGGAGTTAAAGAAACAGCATGGCACTATGGTTCTCGCTGGCCTTTCTGCTGGTCAGTATGGGAACGCCATTCGCCAGCTTCCGGCGCAGATTACTGACGTGGTTACTTCCCTCGCTTCTGGTATGCCAGTCTGGATGGTTGCTATTCAGCAGGGCGGGCAAATCCAAGACTCGTTCGGCGGTATCGGCAACGTGATGACGCTGGCTAAAGAAACGACCATTGATTATATTTCATCCGTGACAGAGCTTAAATCAGCGTTTGCAGATGTGAGAGATCTTTCTATGGATGCGATTACCCGATTTGGCCGGGCCGTGACAATTTTCGGGGTCGGTATCGCGGCAGTTGCTGCGGCTTTAGGTAAAGCGACCTATGACTCATGGTCTTCGCAGCGAGAACTGGCTAATGCTATCGTGCTGACCGGGGGGTATGCAGCAGTAACAACTGGACAGCTTCAGGATTATGCGGAGCAGGTAAGCGAAACATCAACGGCAACCACGAACGCGATCACTGACATTGCTACATCGCTGGCGAAGTCTGGCAAATATAGCCTTACGCAGATTAAGGCCATGACCAAAACTATCGCCGAATGGGAAAGCCAGACTGGTGAGAGCACGGAAAAGATCACTGGTTATTTCGATGCCATCGCTAAAGACCCGGTTAAAGGTCTTGCTGAACTCAACAAGAATTTTAACTTTCTGACTGAAGGGCAGCTAACCTACATCGAATCTTTGCGCAAAACCAAAGGAGAGACGGCAGCAGTAGAGGCGGCAACAAAAATCTTTGCCGAGACGATGGATAAGCGACTGAAGGATATCGCGGACAGCGCAACTCCGCTTGAAACGATGTGGAGTGATATTAAAAAATGGGCGTCAGATGCATGGGGCTGGGTAGGCGATCACACCTTGGGTGCGCTAAACCTTATTGTTGACACGGTTTCATCCATCATCAACGTTATCAGGAAACTGATTACTGATGGCGACGCCATGATCGCGCAATTCGTCGTTGACGCTGGTCGGACGTTGCAGAAAGTGCCTGGCATGGGTGACTTTGGGAATGATTTTCTTGCACAGCAAGAACAGCTAATCAAGGATTCCAAAGCCAAATCAGCGGAGCTGGCGAAGACCATTGCGGAGCAGCAGGCAAGGATCGCAAAAGGCGAGATGGGTTACATCGACGCCGCAAAGAACAGGACGTTATCTGGTGGTTACAGCAGCGCGACAAAGGATAAGGTGAATCAGGAAGAAAAGGATATCCTGAATAACCGAAACGCCAGGAAGGAGCAGGTAGACGCTGGGGTTAAGATCGATGAACAGTATCAGTCCGAATTGCTGTCATTGCAGGCGCAGTTGAAAGTATTGCAGCAGCACAAAGGGCTTGACGACAAAATCAGCCAGCAGCGCAAAGACTACTTTACCACTGTCGCAAAATTCCAGGTGCTGGAAGAAGCAAGCGCCAAGCGTAAGCTGACGCAGAGCGAAAAGCAGATGTTAGCCAATAAGCAAAGTATCATCGCTATGGCGGAACAGAAAGCGATCGTGGGAGATCAGATTGTCAGGCAGCAGCGCCTGAACGCCTTGCTTGACAAGTCGGTGAAGTATCAGAACCAGATGGCTGAGAAGACAAAAGCGCTTCAGGATACCGCCGGTATGGGTAGTAAGCAGCAGGAGCGCTACAGGGCAAACGCGCAGATGGCGGCGGACTGGAAGAATAATGGAGGCTCGCTTGACGACGCCCAATTTAAGCAGATGCAGGCAGCAAGCGACCAGTTTTACGCGCAGCAAGATGCGCAGATGCTTGACTGGAAAGCGGGATTCACGCATGCCTGGGCTGACATTGGCAACGAAGTTAATGACGTGTACTCCAATATCGGGAGCATCACCCAAAACGCATTTAACGGAATGGCTACTGTGCTAACTGATTTTGTCATGACGGGTAAGGCCAGCTTCAGCGACTTCGCCAGAAGCGTGATTAGTGACATTACCAGCATGCTAATCAAAATGGCGCTGTTCAATGCAATGTCTGCTGCGTTCGGCGGTGGCGGTACGTTCAGCTTCGCCAGCATGTTCAGCAAAGGGTTCGCCAACGGCGGCTATACTGGCAACGGTGGCAAGTACGAACCAAAAGGCGTTGTGCATGGCGGCGAATTCGTCTTTACCAAAGAGGCGACCAGCCGATTAGGGCCGGAAAATTTATACAGGCTGATGCGTGGCTATGCTTCCGGCGGTCTGGTAGGCTCTAACGGTTCGTCAGGATCTGGCGTTACTAACGGCGGCAACGTGGCGGCATCGGCAGCAATGGTGTTTAGTATGGGTGACGTGAACATCACGATGGGTTCCGGTCAGGATAGCAAGGGCTTAGAGCAGGGCGTAAGGCAGATCGTGAATGATATGTTCACGGAGGCACTGAGCCAAAACGGGCGAATTGCGAAATACGTAAACGAGAAAACTAGGGGTTAACAGTGGATTCTTTTTCATGGTGTACTCAAATTCAAGGAGGGGCGGCGAAAGTCGCCGTTTCCAACAACGTTCGAGCGGTTAGTTTCGGCAATGGATATATCCAGACTGCATCGAGTGGCATCAACACAAAGCGCCGGACGGTTCCGATCGTTTATGGCGGGAGGGATTGGGAGGCGGTTTATGATTTTTGCCAGAATCACGTGACTAAGCCATTTATCTGGAAGGCACCAGATGGAAGAATGGGTGTATTCGTCGTAACGGCAGACTCTGTTAATCTCGCGCCGATGGGTGGCGGGGTGTATGAGGTAACGGCGGAGTTTGCCGAACGATTCTCTTCAGCCGGATAGCACAAAGCGCCCTTTACGGGTGCTTTTTTTTGGCCTATGATCTGGAGTCGATAAGAGGAGGAAATTTATATGACAACTAACGTTTCAAAAGAGTTTGCGAACTGCTTGCAAAAGCTGTTCCCTGGCGAGATCTTAACACTGATTGACATTGACGCCACGAAGTTCGGCGGGCAGATCTATCGATTCCACAACGAGAATATCGCCTACTCAACCGAAGAACTTTTGGCAGCGGTTAACGGTGGAACGCTGACACCGAAGGCGATCACGTTTCGCGGCGAGCAATACGGCCCGCGCCCGTTCGGGATCGGCGGGATTGCAATGTCAAGTGACGGCACGGTAGAAAAGCCAACGCTGACGGTTAGCAATATTGATGCGCAAGCGAGTGCTCTTATTCGCGCCTACAACGGACTCATGCAAGCGAAAGTTACGGTGTGGGTTTTGGTCAAGGATTTGCTGAAAGAAGATGGCAGCGTGGCTGATGGCGATTTTCGGCGGTTCGTTTACTATATCGAAAGACCTAAACAGGTTGACCCGCAGAAGGCCACGTTTGAGCTAACATCCGTCTTCGATATGGATGGATTGATGATCCCGGCCCGACAGACTCAAACCGTTTGTTATTGGGCGCAACGCGGCTGGTACAAAACCGGGAAGGGATGCGGCTACAACGGGCAAAACGGATACTTTGACAAATTAGGAAATAGGGTAGATGATCCCAGCCAGGATGTTTGCGGTGGCCTTGTTTCTTCGTGCAGATTGCGATTCGGAAATGAGGCTTTGGATTTTGGCGGTTGCGCTACTGCAACCTTGAAAAGCGGACGGTAATATGTTAACTCCAAAAATCAAAATGCAGATCATGCAGCATGCTAAGGAAGTTTACCCGCATGAGTGCGCAGGGCTGGTAACGCAGAAATCACGCGTGCAGAAATATCACCGACTCGATAACGTTTCGCCGGATCCTGAGAACGAATCAATGCCTGACGAAACACAGTACGCGCTGGCGTCACTGGAAGGAGAACCTATCGCCTTCGTTCACTCCCACACTGGAGACGGGGCAACCACCGTTCCGAGCGCCACAGATTTATGCTTCTGTGATGAATCTGGCTTGTCGTGGGTTATCGTGTCGATTCCAGAAGGTGATATGCGGATTATCGAACCGAAGCGCAGGCCGCTGATTGGTCGCCCCTGGGCTTTGGGCGCGTATGATTGCTACGGCCTGGTGATGGATTTTCACAAGCGCCACGGCGTCACGCTGACTGACCGCCGCCTGCCGTTCGAATGGTGGAAGCCGGAATACAAAGAGGATCTTTACCGCGACTACTGGCGCGAAGATGGATTCATCGAAAACACTGGAGATCCCGAAGTTGGCGATATGATTATCTTCCAGCTTCAGGCGGAAAAGTGGAACCACGCTGGGATTTACGTTGGAAACAATAATATCCTTCACCACGCCTTCGGCAAGCTATCCCGCCGCGATATCTATTCCGGGTGGTATGAGCAGCACAAGGTTTTAATTTGCAGACATAAGGATCTTAAACATGGCATCACATACAAAGACGATTAAACTTTCCGGCTCTCTTGGGCGTCGGTTCGGTGTTTTCCATAACCTCGCAGTCGATTCGGTCGGCGAATGCATTCGAGCGCTATCCTACCAGGTGGAAGGGTTTAAAGCCTTCATGCAGAGCAAGGTTGGTTCTAACATGCGCTTTGGTATCGTCGCGGACGGAAAACCAATCAGCACGAATGACTTTGCAACGTTCGCCGTAGCGAAGGAAATCCGAATCATCCCCATCCCGAAGGCCAGAAAGAACGGCGGATTGTTGCAGATCGTTATCGGCGCTGCGATTATGGTTGCAGCCTTCTTCACTGGAGGTGCATCGCTGGCGGCAATGGGGGCGTTTTCATCGGCTGCGTTTATGGCTGGCGGCGCAATGGTCTTGGGTGGCGTTATGCAGATGATTGCACCGCAGATGGGCGGCAATATGCGAGCGAGCGAGTCGCCAGAAAATAAACCGTCGTATGCTTTCGGAGGGCCGATTAACACCACGGCGGCGGGTTATCCAATCCAGTTGCCATACGGTTACAGATTGGCTGGCGGCGCTCTGTTCGGTTCGGGATCTTACGCCGAAGACAACAACTAATTAAGCAATTCGCTTTTTAGCCTGGGGGCATAGCCTCCGGGCTTTTTGTCGTGTACAATTGCAAAACTATTAACAGGAGGCTAAACGATGACTAATATCAAGGCCCGCAAGGGCGGTTCCAGCCAGCCGCGAACCCCGGTAGAAATGCCTGATAACCTGATCTCGAAAGACAAGATCAAGTTATTGCTGGCCGTTTCTGACGGTGAAGTAGTGGATGACTTCAGCCTGAAGCAGTTGCATTTCGGCGGCGTTCCGGTTCAGAACGAAGACGGGAGCTATAACTATGAGGGAGTTATTGCAGAATTTCGCCCCGGCACGCAAACGCAGAGTTACATCCAGGGATTCAGTGAATCAAGCGCTGAATTCCAGGTTGCACGCGACGTTACCTTTAACACGCCGTACACGCTGACGGTATCGAACAAGAATCTTTCTGCTATCCGCTTCCGCCTGTTATGGCCCCGCGTGCTGACGCAAAAAGATAATGGCGATATGGTCGGTTCGGTCGTTGAGTACAAGATCGAAATGGCGGTTGACGGTGCGAGCTATCAAACCTACTTGACCGACAAAATCGACGGTAAAAACACGACTGGCGGTTACGATCGCAGTATCCGCGTCAACTTGCCGCAAGACTTCACGTCGCAGGTTCTTATCCGCGTAAGCCGAATTACGCCGGACGCTGACGGGGTGAAGGTGGTCGATGCCTTCCAGGTTCAGTCCTACGCTGAGGTGATCGATGCAAAATTCCGCTATCCGCTGACGGCAATGCTTTACGTCGAGTTTGATAGCGATCTGTTCCAGAACCAGATCCCGACAATCTCGCTCAAGAAGAAGTGGAAGATTGTCCAGGTTCCGAGTAACTATGACCCTGTTAACAGGACGTATGCCGGAACGTGGGACGGAACTTTCAAATGGGCGTGGAGCAACAACCCGGCTTGGGTTCTTTACGACCTGATCATGAATCAGCGTTATGGGTTAGACCAGCGCGAGTTAGGAATCCCGGTAGACAAGTGGTCTCTCTATGAGGTGTCGCAATACTGTGATGAGCTTGTGCCGGACAATCGCGGAGGGATGGAGCCGCGTTACCTGATGGATATGATCGTGCAGTCGCAGGTCGAGGCGTTCCAGTTAGTAAGGGATGTTTGTTCCGCGTTCCGTGGAATGACGTTCTACAACGGTGAAAGCCTTTCGATTATCGTCGATAAACCACGCGATCCGGTTTACCTGTTCACTGCTGATAACGTCGTTGACGGCGTATTCGTGCGAACATTTCCGAGCGAAAAAACGATGTACACATCGTGCAACGTGATGTTCGACGACGAAGAAAACCAGTACGAGCAGGACGTTGAACCAGTGTTTAACCCTGACGCTGCCATGCGGTTCGGTCACAACCCGACAAGCATCACAGCGATCGGTTGCACCAGACGGACAGAAGCTAACCGCCGCGGGCGCTGGATTCTGCAAACGAACCTAAGCGCAACCACCGTTTCGTTTTCTACTGGTCTGGAAGGTATGATCCCTTCGTGCGGCGATGTTATTTACGTTGCAGATCCGCACTGGCAATCAGCCTTCAACCTGGTGTTGTCAGGTCGCATTATGGAAGTAACGGGAACGCAGGTTTTCCTGGCTTTTCGCTGCGACGCGAAGGCGGGAGATACGCTGATTCTGAACACTGACGACGGCAAGCCATTACGCCGAACCATTGCCAGCGTATCAGCAGACGGAAAAACCCTGACGCTAAACGTGGGATATAACTTCGACGTTGCGCCGGACAGCGTATTCCTGATCGAAAGTGACCAACTGGCGGCTGAACAGTACGTTGTTACCAGGATTGAGAAGGGGAGCGATGACGACGAATTTACTTTTGCCATCACAGCTACCCAATACAACCCGAACAAGTACGACGCGATCGACAACGGCGTAATCACTGACGACCGCCCAACGTCGGTTGTTGACCCGGATTCAATGGGTGCGCCGGAAAACGTGTCGATTAGTTCATTCTCACGCATTGTGCAGGGGATGAGCGTCGAGACGATGGTAATCGGCTGGTCTGCCGTGCAGTACGCAAAACTTTACGAGGTGCAATGGCGTAAGGATGGCGGCAACTGGAACAACGTGCCGCGCACAGCGACAACGCAGGTTGACATTGAAGGGATTTATGCTGGCGAATACCAGGCGCGCGTAAGGTGCATTAGCGGCGGCAATATCGCGTCTCCGTGGTCTGCTTTGGCTAGTGCGACGCTGACCGGGAAAGTTGGAGCGCCGAAAGGGCCAATTAACCTTTTCGCGTCGGATAATGAAATCTTTGGGATTCGCGTTAAGTGGGCCATGCCTGAAGGTGCAGAGGATACGGCATACATTGAGCTTTACCAGTCGCAAAGCGGAACCGATCAGGATGCAAGCCTGCTTACTCTGATTCCTTATCCGGCGGCTGAATACTGGCACTCAATTTTGCCCGCTGGCTATGTGAACTGGTACAAGGCGAGAAGTGTAGACAGGATCGGAAATGTTTCACCTTGGACTGATTACGCTCGCGGCATGTCATCTACTGACGTTAACGCCATCACGGATGTGATCCTGGATGAGATCCTCGACAGCGACGCGATGAAAGAACTTCAGGTGAGTGCGCAGGATAGCGCGGCAAAACTCAATGACTACGCTAACAGTATCATTCAAAACGCATTAGCGAATGATGGCGATGTTAGAATAATGAGAAAGGAGAATGGCAAGAGGAAAGCTGAAATTAAACACGCAGAAGTTCTCATAGCAAATGAGACGGAAGCCAGGGTGCAGCAGGTTAACCAGATCTCGGCAGAGTTCAACGAAAACCTCAATGCTGGATTAACTCAAGTTAACGAGGCACTAGCCAATGAAACTGAGGCTAGGGTTACGTCGGAAGAGGCACTTTCAGCAAGGATCGGAGAGAACTCCGCGGCGATAGATCAGAAACTTGACTCATGGGCTGACGTTAATGGCGTCGGTTCCATGTACACGATGAAGTTGGGATTGAAGTACAACGGCCAGGAATACAATTCCGGGATGGCCCTACAGCTTACCGCGCAAGGGAACAACGTTGTTTCGCAAGTTCTGTTTATTGCTGATAGATTCGCTATCATCCGAAATGCTGAGTCTGGAGCGTACACTTTGCCGTTTGTTGTGCAGAATGACCAGGTTTTCATGAATAACGCGCTTATTCAGGATGGTTCGATTACCAACGCGAAGATCGGTAATGTCATTCAGTCCAACAACTACATCGCAGGGGAACAAGGATGGATGATCGACAAGAATGGTGGTTCTGAGTTCCAGAACACTACTGTTCGCGGCACGATCTACGCGACTGACGGTATATTTAAGGGTACATTGCAGGCAGAATCGTTTATCGGAGATATAGCAGTGGCAAAACGCTATGACAGCATGACGCTACGACGCAACCAGACTGTGCAGCGCGATGGATCTTACCAGAATCGTGGTTATGGGATGACTGTAGTTCTATCCTGCACGCTGATTGGTGAGACATATGGAACTGGCGCGTCAAACTTGGGCTATACCGTTGATGTAACTTTCAACATTGGCGGCCAGCAGGCTGTTCGCCGCATTTATATTGATGCTGGTAACATCTCCACCGGAACTACTGCGGTAGAACTTCGATTCGCTGCTGACTTGGTTGCTGATAACAACAATGTTAGCTTCTTTGTGAAGGCCACTGGTCGAGATGCCGTCACCGATTACACCGTGACAATTGATAACATTACGGCAACTGCGTTCCGTACAAACTCAAATAGCTTTACATAATAAAAAAGGGGCCAATTGGCCCCTTTCTTTTTTTCTTTTTTTGTCTTGATATGCTTGATGTGTCATATCGCAACAATTTCGATTTTGTTTTCGGTAACTACTATTGTTTCGGACTGCGCCAACCGTTGCAGGCCGTAGTTGGTATGAATTTTTGCGTATTGCATTATTTGATCCCAATGATTAGATAAAGTTTATTAGAACGCCATCGAAATCGACAACTGCGCCATCATACGCGCGCATAGAAATAACTGCCGTTTCTGCTCCAGGAGGAACGATACCTCTTATAAAGTTCCCATAAACAGCCCAATCTGCAACGTTAACCGGAAGGTTAGCTGTAGGGCCAGCAATCTGTGTTCCGTTTTGGCTGTAGAATGAGAGGTTTATATTTCCCGCCGCATTCCCATTTGCGCCGATGTTTACAACCCTTGCCCAAAAAGAGGTCATATAATACTGTCCTGGTTTTACGTTAAACCGCTGAGTTGCAAAAATGCTCAACCCGGCGATTGAAGTCATCCTCATGCCGTATGACCCAGACTTCGCATACTCCGCAGACACAACGGCAGTTTGTGATGCAGAACCAGCGTTATTAATTGACCATCCGGTATTATTACCCTGCTCAAAACCTGAATTATAAACAGGTGACAAAGATCGGTGTACAGGAATGTTTCCGGCTCCTGATGCTATGTCGCTAGTACAAGCATTGCACATTACAGATCCAGGCCCCTCAACAAATGCCCGAACCATATCCGATGAGTTCTGTTCGAATTTGTATGGATTACCAGGAAATTTAACCACATTAAATATTATGAATGCGTTTATTCCGACATAAATTATAGGCTGTGTTTGTGCTAATGGCTGATTAATGGTCAGTGTGCTTTCAGAAAGAATAAATCTTGCACCAGTGCCAGTACAGGTAACGTAAGGATACCACACCGACTGTCCAGGGTTTTCTATGTTACCCATTCCAGACATTGATACTGTAGCCCCATTTCCGGTGATCTGAACTCTTGTATTAAGAGTTGATGTGCCGTCAAGGCCAAGATTGAAAGCGTCACATGCAATTATGATCGGTGCACCGCTTGCGTCTGCAACCATCCCACCATTAAACGTTATGCTCTCGCCTGAATCTAAAAGACCAGCCGGAGCATAGAATATCGAAGTTATTCCCTTAGTAATAACACACTCATTGAACTTGTACCTCCAGGTGCTGTTTGCGCAAGAAACTACATAATCGAAGTCATGGAATGAGCAATGTTCTATGCAGCACTGTCCATTATAATATTGCGCGCCACCGGGCCTGCCGATAAGTAATCCATTTTTACCAGCAACTTTAGCACCAAAGCATTCAATCCCGGACAGCTTGTTGACTGTGTTGCGGTACAGTGGGGCTGGATATGTTGCTGATGAATAGACGTTAATGGCGTAAGTGGAGGTCACACCAGAAAAATCTATTGACGCGCAACCTACATGGCAGACTAAGGATATAAATCCCAAGTCAATTTCCAGCATTTCCGAACCAGTGTATTTATACTGTCCAGCAGAGATAACTAAACCCAAACGTTTTGGTTTGGCATATGAAATCGCCTTATTGATAGCGTTGGTTATATCGCCATCCGATGGAATACCGAACCATGCAACGTTTACTGCACCATCAAAAATCCGCTTCCAGCGCTTTCCACCAGCAGTGACAATGCAGATACCTCCGTCATCAACGGATGTACTGTCAGTTTGATCATACTCAAAATAGCCAGTTATTGGCTTGTAGCCTGAGGCATATTTTATTACTTCTATCTTTTGGTTTGGTAATGTCGGCTCTATTGTCCGTAGGGTCGCAATGTCACTACAGCGCCCTATGTTTTTAGCACCATTTGGCTGAGCCAATACAACCAGCGTTGACTGTTCGCCGGAATCATCAATGATCTGCTGAATTTCATCGCGAGTTGCTTCAGCGTCATCTGCTGCCTGCTGACTTGCTGCCGCTGCCTGCTGACTTGCTGCCGCTGCCTGCTGACTTGCTGCCGATGCCTGCTGACTTGCTGATGCTGACTGCTGGCTTGCTGATGCTGACTGCTGGCTTGCTGCAGCTTCCTCTTTTGCCTGTTCTACCAATTCTTGCAAAGTGGATAAATCAAAGTCCTTAAAGAAATCTACCGCCTCAGCAATGACGGTCTCCTGCGATTGGTAGTAACGCAGAGTTTCCGCAACATCCTGCGCCAGGCCGTCAACGGTCAGGGAGTCGCTTAACAGGATCGCGTAATCACTGGACGGAACAGCCGCGCCGTTTGTGGAGATAGCATTGATTTGCGTATCACTTACAACCTTGTTAACTACCGCCATTTGAATCGGGGACGATAAAAACAGGATCGTAGCGCCTGGGCGAATTAGCGTTAGCGCTGATTGCCAGTTAGTTCCAGTCCCGGTGACGATGCCGTTTGCGTCCATCGCGGCTTTGCCTTGTCTGTATAGTGCCATTTTAATACCTCTTTTGGTTGGTTGAGTAACGAAGAGATAATATCATCAATGAAGCAATAAAAAAAGGAGCCTTGCGGCCCCTTTAGTTGTCAAATCAGAACGGGATATCATCATCGAAATCCATGCCATGATTACCACCACCGCTTTGCGGCTTCGGTTGTTGTTGCGGATTAGGTTGCTGAGGCTGGCCCCACCCACCCTGCTGATTACCGCCGCCCTGCGCTGGTTCGCGCTGGCTGAATTCCAGTTGCGGCATAATCATTTCATTGTGGCTGTAAGTTGCGCCGTTGTGCTCGCGGTTTACGATCTGAAGTGTCCGGCAGGTTACGCTAATAACCTTGTCGACCTGCAACGCTTCATCGTACCACGCAATCATGCTTTCCTTCGCGAAGAAGACGGCGCGATAGTTGGTGTATACAGTTTCGTCCTGGCCGTCGCGATTGCGGATCTTCATTCGCTCCGACAGGTCTACCGCATACATCTTCCACGGCCCGTTATTGTTGCTGCCCTCTTTTACGTAAGGCGCTTTTCGGATTACCCCTGTTACAACATGCATTGTTTTTCCTATGGGGCGGTTTCCCGCCCGGTTAAATTAGTTGAAAGATGAGATATCTTGTGATTCAGGTTCAGGCTTTGATTCTACCTGTTCCGGCTCACGTTTCGCAACATCTTGTGGCTTGCCGGGGTTAAATCCGTTCGCTGGCGTCACTTTTAGTTGCGCCTGGCGCTTAGTGATATCGTCTTCCGTCACCTTCCATTCCGCAGGCGTCAACGTCTGTTTAGCCAGCTTGTAAATCTCGCGGAGAGATTCGAGGTCTTCGCACGCATCAATGCGTTTTTTGAAGTCTTGCGGCTTCATCTTCGCGATCTCTGCGTCATCGTCGGCCTGCTTGATGCCCAGCGCGGCGGCTAACGCATAACGGCGAGCGTATGAGGTTGTCGAGCCATACGCTTGCTCAACGGTTTTGCTGATCGGCATGTTGAACTGAAACGCCATCCACTCGCCAGATTCGTGCAGGAACATCGTTTCAAGGTGCATAACCTTGTCTGTGCTGGTATCCATCATTGATTGAATAACCATAATTTTGTTCTTTTCCAGCGATGGCCCGATGGCGTCCAGGATATCGCCGAGATTGGCGTAGGTGTTCCCCAGGTGGCTATTCTTCCCGCTTTTCTTCGCGGCGACGAAGCCAGACTTCGCTTTGATTAACGCAACGGCGATCTCTTTGAAACTTTCAGATGTACGCATGACAAACTTTCCTTTTCCTGATTGGTGGAGCGCACTATATCACAAGTGCGCCGTAGTGTTTAGCTATTTGTGTCGTATACTTCCGGGAACATGTATTTCACGAATTGCGGCGTGGGCAACTTCACTTCCGCTGCGTTCGATTCGTATGACGGCCAAACGTCATGCTTGACGCATTCGGCGTACTGGTGAATCACGCTTTGATACTGCTTCCGCCCGATCTCAATCTGCTGATCCGTTAACGTGAACGCGAGAGGCGCGAACGGTGATTTTTTCTCCTGAGTCAGCAGGCGGACAACCACCGGGCGTTTTTCGTTGTACGTCTTAACGAACAGATCGCGCTGCAATGCCATTTTGAGATAGTATCCCAGGTTGAACGCCAGTCGCCCAAAGTCATCCGGTTTAGAGGTCTGAGTAGTTTTGTAGTCGGTAATCACCACCACTTCGAAAACTTCATCCGGGTTAAACCCCCACTCTTTGATGAGTTCGGGATCTGACACGACGTCAACATGATCGAGCCGAACCTTTACCGGGACGCCGAAAATTTCGCCGAAGATTGACAACTCGCGTTGCGCTGTATCCGATTCAATGCACGCCGCGTGCCGTGGGTTAGCCAGCATCACGTTTCGCATTTGCACGACCGCATCGAAATCAGAATCCTTGACCAGCTTCCGGCCTGAGTTGATGGCGGCGCTTTCGTCGCAGAGTTCGATCGCCCACCACACGTTAACATCAATCCCGGCGCGGTATGCCATTTCCAGCAATTCGGGGTAGTCCTTGTTGGACGTCCCAATCAGGCCACACGCTTTCAATTTCGCAGACAATGCCGACTTCGAAGTAATCAGATCCTTAACGTCGCCCGGCGCGGTCGCTCGCAGGTACTCGCCATTAAATTTGGACGTCTCAAGCATGCAGGTATGGGAGCAAGTGCCGAATGAAAGCGCGGCTGTTTCTTCTCGCTCCTTGTATTTCCAGTGGGCCGGGGAGGTTGCGTAAATCTCGCCGAGGCTTGAGCCGCTAACGTATCTGGCGCACCAGGAGTTAGGATCGTGGTAATCATCGTTGGATAATTCCGCGTTGGTGTATGCCTTAAAAATTGCTTCAGCCATTGGTATCACTCCGTTTGTGGTTTCGTTGAGTTAAGTATACGCATCACGATTCCAGGTGCAAGGCAAAAAGTGCTATTCGCCAACTGGTCAAAAAATGAGCGAAATTTACGTAAGATTTAGTAAGATGCATCTTACGTGGTTTTCTTTATATATTTCATGCGGTTAACCCAAATCGGTA